CTGGGCCTCGTCGAGAAGCCGGAGCTCCCCTCGGAGGCGGTACAGGAGCCCGATTCAACCTCTGTCGAGCCCCCCGCCTCCGGGGGTGAGCAGGCCCCGTAACACTGTCCCCCTTGATGTAAGTGTTACGACTGACACCAGTCAGTCAAAACAACAACTACACTAGAGAAGGAGCGATTCCATGAGACGCAAAAAGATGTCCAAAAAGAAATCCAGGAAGAACTTCGCACAGGGCACGAAGGTCAACCGCCGCAACCAGCCGCGCTCGATCATGCGTGGCGGGTGGCGCCTGTAGGTGCCCTGCTTCTACCCGATCACCGGTTACCGCGGGCGTAACGGATCGAAGGTGACCTTCCGAAAAGAGGAAGGGTACGTCGATCAACGGGTGACGGTGTCCTGCGGCCGGTGCGCGGGATGCCGTCTGGAGAAGTCCCGACAGTGGGCGATTCGTGCGATGCACGAAGTCGACCTGGTCGGCGCTGATAACTGCTCCTTCATCACCCTCACATACGACAATGAACACCTTCCCGACGATCAGAGCGTCGACGTGGAGCACTTCCAGCTGTTTATGAAGCGCCTTCGCAAGAGGCTCGGCAAGTGCCGATACTTACATTGCGGAGAATACGGCGACGAGAACTTTCGTCCGCATTACCATGCGCTGCTCTTCGGCCAGTCCTTCCGCAAGGATCGCGTCCTGTACGAGGACGGGAAATTCCCCCTCTACTACTCCCTCATGCTCGCGGAGCTGTGGGGAAAGGGGCTGGCCACTATCGGTGAGGTCACCTTCGAGTCAGCGGCGTATGTCGCCCGCTATTCACTCAAGAAGGTTCACGGGGAGAGAGCCGAGAAGCACTACTCGCGCGTCGATCCCCGCACGGGCGAAACCTGGCAGGTGAGGCCCGAGTACATCACGATGTCCCGAAACCCCGGTCTGGGCTCCGCATGGTTCAAGAAGCACCAGGTCGAAGTGGCCAGACATGACTCCGTGATCATCAACGGCCGCGAAGTGCGTCCCCCGGCGTTCTACGACCGCAAGCTCGAAGAGTGGGACGTTCAGGCGGCCATGAAAAACAAGAAGAAGCGCCGGGAGGCTCAAGCCGCCAACGCTGAAAATGCCACGTATGACCGCCTCGCGGTCAAAGAGGAGGTTGCAGCCGCTCGAAGAAGCACCCTCGTCCGAAAGGTCTAACGATGGACTACAGCATCGAACAAATCATCTCACAAGCAACTCAACTCATCATCCTCATCTACCTCGCAATCTCAAATCACATCAGGAGAAAGAAACCGTGAACATCTATACAGTCTACGACTCAAAGGCAGAGGTCTACATGCAACCGTTCATCGCTACCAACGATGCCGTGGCACAGCGCATCTTCCAGGACGCCGTCAACGCGGACGGCCATCACTTCAACAAATTCCCCGGCGACTTCTCACTGTTCGGCATCGGCACCTTCTCAGAGGTCACTGGTCAAGTCACAGCGGCCAAGGCATTCACCAATCTCGGCCTGGCCACCCAATTCATCGAGTCCCCTCCGATCTTTTCTCTCCCCGCCGAACACGTGCAAGCAGGTTCTGCCCCCGCCGAGGGGCAGAAGCCAAGCCACGCCCTCCCCTGGCATCAGCGACCGCAGTTCGCTGGCGATCCGCCTGCCGATAGGGGATCTGCGTCAATCCAGGTGTCCCCGAGCGCGAGCGCTGGTAGGGAGTGAGCCCCCCGGCGAACGACCGAGGAGGCTAGGGCACCCCGAGGCGAAGCCGACAGGGTGCCTCTTGACCTTGATCCTTCAAGTGTCACAATTCTTCAAGGAGTACAATCATGCAATCATCCACAGCACAGCAGCACTCATTCGCCACCGTCCCTCGCGCAGAGATCCAGCGATCCGTGTTCAATCGGTCGTGTGCGCTCAAGACGACGCTCGACGCGGGCTATCTCGTTCCGATCTTCTGCGACGAGGCGCTCCCCGGCGATACGATGTCCATGCGGCTCAATACATTCGCCAGGCTGGCGACGCCGCTCCATCCGATCATGGACAACCTGTTCCTGGACACGTTCTTCTTCGCTGTCCCGAATCGTCTCCTCTGGGAGAACTGGGAGAAGTTCAACGGCGCTCAGGATAATCCGGGGGACGACACCGACTTCCTAGTCCCTCAGATCGTCGCTCCGGTCGGCGGATGGGATGCTCAATCACTGCAGGACTATCTTGGCCTCCCGACGTATGTCGGGGCCCTTTCATCGTCGGCTTTTCCGACGCGTGCTGCGAACCTGATCTGGAATGAATGGTTCCGCGACGAGAACTTGCAGGACTCGCTGCCGGTCGATCTGGGCGACGGCCCGGATTTCCATTTGGACTACCACCTTCAGAAACGCGGGAAGCGGCACGACTACTTCACGTCGTGTCTGCCGTTCCCGCAGAAGGGTCCGGCAGTGACCCTGCCGATCGGCGATTACGCCGACGTGATTCCGCACACAACGACCAGCACGCAACCGACGTGGGCCGTCGGTTCGTCGGGCAACTACTCGTTGCAGACGACCGGAACAGGAGCTGATCCGGTCGCGTACTGGAGCGGCGCGCCGGTAGGGACGCCTGCGGCGGCCCGGTGGTCGTATCCCGGCTTGCAAGCCGACCTTACAGGCGCGACCGCCGTCACCATCAACGAGCTCCGGACTGCGTTCCAGGTGCAGCGGGTGTATGAGCGCGATGCTCGAGGTGGGTCCAGGTACGTGGAGCACCTCAAGGCGCACTGGAACGTCACGAGTCCCGACTTCCGGCTCCAGAGGCCGGAATATTTGGGAGGAAGCAGCCAGAACATCTCGATTGTCCAGGTGCCGCAGACGTCGGAGACATCCGTCGATTCGGCGCAGGGCAACCTGGCCGCGTTCGGCACCTCGGTGCACCAGGCCAACGGCTGGAACAAGAGCTTCACCGAGCACTGCACCATCCTCGGCTTCGCGTGTCTTCGCGCGGATCTGACCTACCAGCAGGGCCTGGAGCGAATGCACTCGCGCCGGACCCGCTGGGACTTCTATCTTCCTGCGCTCAGTCACCTGGGTGAGCAGGAAGTGCTCAACAAGGAGATTTATGCCGATGGTTCCGCGAACGACGACGACGTGTTCGGTTATCAGGAGCGGTGGGCCGAGTATCGATACAAGCCCTCCCGCGTCACCGGAAAGTTCCGATCGAACACGCCAGGCGGAGGGCTCGACGTCTGGCACCTCGCCCTGGACTTCCCTTCTGTCCCAGCGCTCGGCGCGACGTTCATCGAGGAGGACCCCCCTGTGGATCGGGTTGTAGCGGTGCCCTCGGAACCGCACCTCCTCCTGGACTGCATGTTCCAGTTCAGGCACGTGCGCCCAATGCCGACGTACTCCGTACCCGGCCTGATTGACCACTTCTGATGCCGGGCGCAGCAGGAGCGGCCATCAGCGGCGTTGGCAACGCCATTGGGATGGGAATCCAGACGCGTATGAATCAGCGGATGACCGCTGAAGCGCGTGATTACAATACGATGATGGCGAACACCGCGTATCGGAGAGCGGTGATTGACATGAGAGCCGCCGGCCTCAATCCGATGCTCGCCTACATGCAAGGCGGGGCTGCGTCCCCGCCGACTTCAGCGGCCCAGGTGCCAGACCTGGGCGGCAACGTGTCGAAGGCCGTGTCGAGCAGCCTCGACGCCGCGGCATTCCACCAGGAGCTGAGGAACCTCCGTCAGCAGGAGAGGGTCGGCCAGGCGGCGGTTCGGAAGACGAATGCAGAAACGCGAACGGAGCGCAATAAGTACTATGCGCTTCAGTGGTCCGCAGAGCGGGACCGGGAGCAGGCGTACTGGCAGCGGAAGCAGACGGATGCGGCGGAGCCGTACCTCAAGATGCAAGAGAAGTTCTTCAAGTCCGACCTTGGCAAGATTTACTTCGATGCCCAGCGGGCGCTGGAGCTCGTTCCGAGCACTGCGCTGACGCCGGCGAAAGGGAGCCCATCATGGGGGAAATAAGGAAATACGGAGATCGCACCAGGACGCCTCACAGCGTCGCAGACGACGGCCGCACTCGTCAGAGCCTCCGGGACGAGTGCGACATCAATGTGCTGATGGAGCGCTTTCAGCGCGGCGTGGTGATCAATCACGAAAACCCAGGCCGGCCGCACTATGGCGATTTCTCCAACGCGACCGACTACCAGACGGCGTGCGACCAGGTCATTCAGGCGCAGCAAGGTTTCATGCGCCTACC